CCTATAAAGTATTTGGTATGGAAGCTCCCTCTTTGGATGCAGGGATAAAAACAAGACAAGCATTTGATGAAGAGTGGTATAAGACTACGGCAGCAGGAATAGTTGGAAATATATCTCCTGATGATATGGATCGTGATCAAGAAATGTCAATTGCTGCTCAATTACGAAATGCATTTAGCAAACAATTTGGTTTGCCGGGAGGAGAACGTAAAGAAGCATTAGATACTGCTGGTCGTGTTTTAGGTTTAACTGGAGATCAAATTGCTGATCTAATGGCGGATAGAAAGGAATATGAAACAATAAAAACACCAGAAGGATTTAGGCGATATCTTTCAAGAGAAATGGCAATAAAAATAGAAGAACAGGAAATAGCACTTAAAACTGCTAGAGATACTTATGAACAAGCAGCTCTAAAACTTAAAGAATCTGAAGATGAACATGAATTTATTAACATGACAGTTGGAGAATGGAAACGTGAAAACACAGATGCTGATACCTCTTGGTTAATTGACCATAAAAATAAAGAATATCCTGATGATATGAAATTGGGAGATGTTCTTAGAATACAGAATTTTACTGCTAAAAATGCCACAATAGTAGAACTATTATCTAGGAATAATAAACCTGTAACTTTTACACAACTTAATACACAAGGTAGGAATGTTAGACGAACACTCGTACCTCATTTCGCTCTTGAGGGAACATTCATGGGAGAATTTTGGGCATCACAGAACCCAGCAAGTGAATTAGAACTAGCAGCTAATAATACAGAAAGCAGTATGGTATCATTATGGAGTGATATTTTAAGCAGTACTAATCTTGATTTTAATGATGCTAGAGTTTTACAAAATGAATCAATGGGTGATTTTGCTGTTATAAATTTCTATGAGTATCTGCATGACAGTAAAAAGGAGGGGCTAACCGATAGTGCTTTTATAAAAGAACTAAAGGAAGGAGAAAGAAATAATGCCGTAATGGATACCGACGCAGTAAATAAGATGACAAATATAACTCCTGCTATGTTAAGAGACTTACAAAGGGCATTAAAAAGGTATGATGTTGATCTTAAAGATGTCACTGCAACTCAAATCCACAATTATTGGTTATCTCAGGCAGTACTATCTTCAGGGGAAAGAAAAAGTTTCTTTGATGTAGCAAAAAAACAAACAAGAACAACAGAAGTAGGAGCAGCAGGAGATACACCTGATGATGTAGAAGTAGAAACTGCAGAACAAAAAGCAGCGCGTCTCGCAGAAGAGAATAGGCTTGCCGAGATAAGGGAAAAGCAAGATCAGGCAGGTGCTGATCCTATTTTAGAAACAGCGGCGGCTGGTGTTTTAAGGGATGGACTCAATAATATTTTAGGTAATCTTGGTGACGACGAATGGCAAAGAATAGTTGGATCAGGGGATCAAACTCAAATAGCAAATACACTATATCCACTTCTGCAGGATATACAGAAACAATTAAATGAAGCTCCTTATAACCTTGAAATAAGTACTGGACAAATATTCGACCCTATTCTTTCGTCAATTAAAGAGGGAAATACAGACATTACAAGGGATGATATAATTATTAAAATACTTGGTTCACGTAGGGCAGAAACAGTAGAAAGCAGACCAAAAAAAGAAATGGGAGAAAGATTAGGTGTAGTAGTTGCCGGTTATGATAATCTTGTAGGTGGTTTTATACAAGAACACTTAATTAAAATTAATGATCTTGATGATAGTGTAACGGGAACACCAGAACAACAAAAAAATGCAAGTGAGTTAATCGCCCTTGAACGTGATGTTGATAACGCTATAGCTAGTTATCAGAATGGAACAATGTCTGAACAAACGGTCATAGCAATAATCAAAGAAGCAGGATTATTTACGAGCAAATTAATTCAACAAGACATTGATTTAAGGAAGGCTAATGAAGCTCCAACATATTATAATTCGCACAGGTTTACAAGCCATGTACAATCATTTAATGAACTTTTTTCTAACGAATAAAAACCCTTACGGAGCATTACAAAAACTATGGCTGAACAATATTATTTAAGAGATGATCTAACATTAGATATACTTAGACAGGATTCTCAATTTGATGAGGATTCTTATTTATTTATGCTCGAAAGAACAGGAAGAAGTATACCTGATATAGATGAAAGAATAGATGAATTTGCCGAATTAATGCGTCAATCTCAAGTTAATGAAGTATCTGCTATAAAAAATTTAACTCATATTAGAAGTGTAGATGATGAAGCCAAAGCAAGAATGGGAAGAATGTTTATTGCGTATGATAAAGTAGACGGGCTTACTAGTTTTTGGAAAAAAATAGGAGACTATACTACGGGAGTAATTACATCTCCAACGACATTAGCAGCTATTCCCACAGCAGGAGCTAGTTTATTAGCAAAAACTGGCATGACAGCAGCTACGGCGGCAGCTAATGTATTCATTAGAAGACTCGCCACTGAAACAATAAGAACTTCTGTACGTAAAGGAGCATTAAGCGGAGCAGCGAAGGCTGCTGGTGTAGAGGCTATTAGTGGATCAATAATAGAAGGAACATTGGCGGAAGCAAAAAAAGAGACAGGACTTGAACAGTATCAAGAAGAAGATTGGGTAGAGAGGGCTGCTTTAGGTGGCGTTGCGGGCGCTGCTGGTGGCGCAGTACTTGGTGGTGTTGTAGGTGCAGTTACTAGGCCACGAGCAGCAAGAGCAGCAAGAATTTTTGAGGAGGGAGCAAGGGCTAAAAAAAATAGAATAGACCAAGGAACAGAAACAGGAAAACGATATTTAGCTTCTTTATCCCCAAAAGAAAGAGAAGAAAGTTTAAAATTCGTTGATGCTACCATAGAGAAAATATCACTTCGAGAATTAGACCCTGCAGAGGTATTAAAAGGAAAAAAGGTAAAGCCTCAAGTTCTTCCTTGGATTACAAGATTAGGCGAAGATAAACCACGAGCAGGTACAGAGGGTGTTGTACGAGCGGGGGATGAAGTAATACCAGAACCATTTACAGCAGGATTACGTCCTGAAGTAATAAGAAACATTTCTATGGCCGCTTTAGAAATTATTAAAAAAACTGGTAGGCCGTTACCTGAAGATGTAAAAGAATTAAGAATTACACAAATTCTTCACGATGTTTTAATGGGAGAACAAGCGGCTGGAAAACTTCTTCCTGAAGAACTTGAAGGTATTATACGCAGTTATGGCCTCACACCACAAGAGTTTTCTCATTTATATCTAGCAGAAGTATCAGAAGCTGCTAGGATATTAGGCACTCAAAGTCAAATGTCAAAGCTATTTAGTAAATCTGCCGCTGAAACATTACATAACAATCTAAAAGTAATGCAAGAACAATCTAAACTATTAGTTAGTGAAGGAAGACTTGCAAGTGATATAACCCCTGTTCCTGAAGAAGTTTTACAAATGACTAGAGCTTTCACATTACCCACAGGATTATCTCCAGCTAACTATTACACGATACTTAAAAATATAGACAAAACTAGATTAGGTTTGATGACAATTCAACCCGCTACTACAATTCGTAATACGGCAAATGGTACAGCAAGAATGGCAATATTTGCACTTGATAATTTCTTCCAAGGAGCAGTTATGCAACTTGGTACAAAAGAAACTCGTATTGCTGGTAGACACAGGCTGTTTGCAGGACCACGACTTTTGAAAACTATGCTTGATCCTTCTGAAGCAAATATATTAAAAGCCATGTTTTCAGAAGAAATGCCTGTAAGTTTTAGAGAACTATATAGAAAAGCTGCCGACATAGAAGCAGCTATGGGTACAGGAAAATCTTTGGTTAAAGTATCAAGATGGTTAAATGGACTAAATACCCTAGCTGACAATACTTTTAAGCGTGCTGTGTTTATGGCAGAATTACAAAGTCTTGTAGGAAGAAAAAAGCTATTAAAGCATATGGAAGAAGGAACCTTTAATGAAATAGATCCTAAGTTTGTATCGGAAGCAATGCAAGAAGCTTTAACTTTTACCTATCAAAAAGGATATAATAAAGCCAAAGGAAGTGGTTGGTGGGAACAAAGAGGAGCGGGGTTTATTAAAACTTTTAATAGACCGGGAATGTCCTTAATTATACCATTTCCAAGGTTCACAGCTAATTCTTTAGAGTTCATGTATAAACATGCTCCAATTGTCGGGTTAATGGATTTTCCTAAACTTGTAGGACAAGCAACAAAAGCAATAGGCCCAGAGTTAGAAGGAGCAGCATTAAGAAAAGCTTTATTACGAAAGATAAGAGCTAGAAAAGCCGTACCAAAAAGAGTGGCACAACAAATAACTGGATTAGGAATGTTGTATGGTGCTATTCAACTTCGCGCACAACAAGGACCAGACGCAAAATGGTGGGAACTTTACGATAAAGATACAGGAGAATATAAAAACGCCCAAGCTTTTTATGGACCATTTGCTGCTTTCATGTGGATGGCTGATTTAATTACGAGATCCAGCATGAGAGATATGAAAGTTGCAGGTGCTCCCGTTTTAATTGGGGATGAGCTTAAAAATAATTGGCTAGATACTACTAAAGATCCTATTTATGCAAAAATGTTAGAAGATCAGACATTTATAGATTTTTTGAAAGCTACATTTGGTCCTCAATTTAAAACAGGAATTGGTAATCAACTTTTAGGTGATATAAAAGATCGTATAGCTGAAAATATGATTATTAGTAAAGGTGTTACTGTTGATTCTATTGAAGATGCACAACAAAGAGAAATTGCAGCAAGACAATTAAACACAGTGCTAATGGAAATGGCAGGTAATGTTGCAAGTACATTTCTTGTTAGTATGGGTGCTGTTAGAGATATCATGGCTACGTTTGATCCAAAAGAATACGAAGGAGTAAAAGCCACTGATAATATCAGTCCTATGGATGCATTTATAAAAAATACATTAAGAGCACTACCAATAACGAGTGATGGAAAATACTTTAGTCTTATATCCTCTGGAGACATACTTGGTTTGGAAGAAAGTATAGCAGGAGATATAATTGTCCCAACTGCTCTGCCAACAGAACCTAGTGCTAGACGAAAAAAAGGACTTGAAAGACAATTAATAGGAATTGGAGCACCTAAATATAAAAATATTTTTCAAAAAGAATTGGATAGATTAGGACTACAATCGTGGAAATTACTGCCTAATATCCCAGACGATGATTCTTTAACAAGAATTGTAAAAAAACATTATCAAGAAATAGTACAACGTGATATTATTCCCTATATTTCTGGTGAGTCATACAAAGAGCTTCCTCCAGAAGAACGAAAATATAGGTTACGTAATTTTATAGCAAGTAGAAGAGATAATATATATGATATAGCCTCACAAAAATTAGAAGAGCAGTTTTATGACACACAAGACCCTAAAAAAAGAGGGTACATAAAAAAACAACTGGTAAGATTATTACAAGTTAAATTTAGAACTATGAACCAATTAGAGAGAAGTATGGCTATAGACTCGTTTAGAAATAGCTTTGGACGATCTCCAGATTTGAATGATGAAAATGAAGTTAGAATGTTAATATCAGAAGCTAAACGCTATAGAAAAACATCACGATGACAGTTACCTCTTTCATTAAACTATTTGAAACTGTAGGCATACCCGTAATTGCAGCCGCTGCTGCAGGGTATGCTCTATGGTGGCTCATCAAATGGATAACTAAAAACCTTAAAAAGGAATTGTATAATCAGCATATAGCTTCTTTAAAAAGCATAGATCAGTTACGTAATGAAATAGATGAAGAAGTAAGAGACACGAGAGATATGATTTCTAAACAGATAAAAGAGCTAAACGTAATAATTATAAGATTAATAGATAGGGTTCGTGTTCTTGAAATAAACTTTATAGAACATGATGAAACTGTGAGAACTGTGTATGATCTTTCTCGTACAGAAAGAAAAAAGCCCCGCCACGAAGTTGTGGAGGAGCTTCAAGAGCAAATCAAAGATGCGGGGAGAACAAACGGTAATTAAAATTTATACTTGTTTAAATAGTCAGGAATTATCTCTTGTATCTCTCTTCTATGTCTCTTACTATCTACCAAGATTTTAAAGGATTTGATTATTGCAGTTGAGGTAGTAAACTTAAACCACCAAGGAAAAACTGCATGTATCATTCCAAAGATACAACACAACAACAATTTAAAACTATTCATAAAAGCAAACCTCCCATGAACCCAATATGATTGTGGGTTATCTGTATCCATAGTATGTCTAGTAAATATGTTATCCAAGGAAGGCTCATTATGTCCTTCCTTTTTTTGTTTCCATTTTTTAACTTCTTTCGTTAAATTTTCTTCAAGCTGCTCTGACATTAAGCTTTCCTAAATTTTCAAAGTATGCCTTATTAAACCCTCGTTCCCATTCCTTGTAAAAGGAACTTCCTTCTTTGTATGGGTTAATTATCCTTCCCCGTTTAAATGCATGGTATCCTTTGGCATGTTGAATACGAAGAGGGGGATGATGTTCCTTACGCATTGTTTTTCTCCTTAATTTTTATGTTATATCAACTAATTCACACACACCAGCAGTACATGCCAGTTCCTGTGTTCCTCTTGTCGTGTCTTCTTTTTCTACATCAGATAGTTTACTCCAATCAATATCTTTTGGCATCTTACCTACCAATGAATTATATTCTTTTTCATTTATGTCTTGGTATGGTGCTTGTTTATATGTGTGATCCGTATGTGGCAAAAAGGACACACCGGAAAGGTAGTCGAAGTTATTCCAACACCAAGATCCTACATTCACCCATTCTTTTTCTTTAACAGAAATAGTTACTGAGGGTTTGTGTTCACACCAATGTTCCGCATATGTTTTCCATAGTTCAAGTTGTGCTATAGCAGACATGTCATTTCTACAAATAGCTTTTTCTGGAGCCTTCATAGGAAAAGAAAACACTGTAATTGTATCTGGTTGTAAATAATCCATTTCATATGGTATTCCTACGCCCATCATAAATTGAGTGAGTGGGTCTTTGTTATCCGCTCTAACTGTCCTTATATAATGTGCGTTATGCCTAGCATGTATTCCACTTGAGCTATCTACCAGTTGGCTCACAGTTCCAGAAGGCTTTACACATGTAATTGCTGTAGATTGTGGTATCTCAAGCTTTTTAGCCCATGCCTTATTAGCCTCTATAGCTACGTTACGAAGATAATTTAACAATGATGATAAGCCATCTGTCGTACCATTAAGCAATGAACAATCCATTATACCAGTTAATGATACTCCTAACAACCTTTCTTCTTCAGTATTGTTTTGCCATCTTTTGCGAAGATACCCAAAGTTAGTAAAGGTAGCTTGTATGGTTCCTAAAATAGTAGCCAACTCTACTTTATTTTTTAGAGTAGTTTTTGTATCACTACTTCTACAGACAACCTCTGTTAAATTACAGAATTGATTTGGCCTCAATAGTATTTCTGAACAAGGGTTTGTACCAAAATCTATATCTGTATTTCTCCTACCGTTCTGTGCAGCTTTATTTTTAGCAGATTGCCTGTTAAATATACCTCTTTCACCTGATTTACTTTCATATAAAGATAGCCACTCGCTCATAAAAGTCCCTGTGTCAGGCATATCTGTGTACACAGCAGAGTTGTTTGCTAATGCTCTTTCTGGGTTAGTTTCCCACCACTGTCCTGTTTTAGCTGCTCTCATACGATAGTCTGATAGATTAGACAAAGAAATAAGAGCGGATCTTCGTACACCACCAACTATTACAACTTCTCCTGTTTTGCAAACAATATCATGGCATTCCAAGGAATTTAACTTTCTTCCTCTGGCTTCTTTAAACTTGGTAATAGTAAAGTCAAATAAATCAACTAAAGGCTGTGGTCCTGAAGCTCTACCACCAAATGTTTTTAGTCTTGCTCCTGAAGGACGAATTTTATTTATATTTATTTTGGGTACACGACATGTGTATAGATAAGAAACCAAATCTCTAAATGCCCTTGCCCATCCTTCCTTTGAGTCTGCTACAGAAATTACATCATCGGTATGTTCAAATTCTCTATCAGGTATCGTAGGTAAGCTATTTATGTACTGCCTTTCAACAGAAAAACCTACACCTGTTCCATTCATTAGTATATAAAGAACCTCATCAAATGCTTTTGGATTATCAATAGGAATGTAAGAACAATTATAACTAGCTATATTCTCTCTTGATAATGCAGGTCCAGCAGTCATCATAGATCGCATACTGGGCATAATACCCAAAGATGATATACTATTTTTTAATTGTTTCCATATCCCCTCATCAACAGTTATTTCTAAAACCTCTTTTACATGATACATAAAATAATCAACAAGACGAGTTACAGTTTCTTCCCAAGTTTCCCGCCTGTTTTCATTTTCAATCCAACGAGCATATCTTGAAAGTGTAATAAATCTTTGGTAATCATTCATATAATTCATGTTTGTGTACTCCAGTGCATCTAACTTTTAAAGTAAGAATTTTAGCTCCATCTAGATTTTCTAATAGTTCATATAACATATCGACAAGTTCATTTGTAGGATCTCCATCGACAGGCATAAAAAACTCATCCGGGTCAATTTCCAAAAATATATTAGCTCTAGCTCTCATGATCATTTCTTAATTGTTGTTACTAGCTTGTTAAGATACCATTGTGCTTTTAGTAAATCTTCATCTTTATTTTTATAGTTTTCTCTCCAAGTATATTTAAACACATTTCCTTTACAGTACCCACGAAATTCTTCATCAGTTAAAGCTGCTTCAATAGCCTGTATGCACTCTATACCATGTTTGTTATAATGTAAAGGATTATTAACTGTGTCTTGTTGTGCTTTATATTCTTTAATAAAAATGCTACTTGGCATCACGCATTTCCTTTTGTTTCAGAATTAAAAACTAATTTGATTATGTTATTATTCTCATCAACTTTTTCTTCTTCATGCTCTTCTATATCAACATGCTCTAAATCAAGTTCATGATGTCTCAAGTAATGCTCAACTACATGCCTCACAAATGCATTTTCATGCATTGAAGGAATAGATGCCGCCATAAGATTACAAATTTTAAGCATACTCTCATGCTGGTATTCATCTAAAGATATTTTGGATAGATCAGTAAGTAATTTTACCTGTACGTCGCCTACCCACACAGAAGCACCATTATCTTCTTCCGTTGTATTTTGCATAACGGGTCTTAGCACTATAATAAAATCATTAACATGTATTTTGTTATTTAATTTGTTCATTTTATACCTCTTTAGTTGTATATTATTTCTTTTTTGTATGACACCACTCCAAAGAATCCCAACATCGTTCTTCATTTAACCACGTTTGTGGAATACCATCTACTTTTTTGCAATATAAAAACTTATGTTTTTCACACCAACCTGCATATGTCATCTTTCCTCTCTTATACAACTTCTTATTAGGATTGTCAAATATAAATCTAATATCATTATTAGGATGTTGTTTCCGTATGAAGAGGTGCTTCTTCCTATCCTCTAAAACAAATCTTCCCTTTACCTCTAAGATAATTCCGTTAGGCAGTATAAAATCTGGTGTGTATGTTTTATCTTCAATCCATCTGTAAGCAATCTTAATGTCTTCATATAGTATAGGTATATTTAAATTATTTAGCAGTTGATAAATATACTCTTCAGATTTTGATCTAAATACAATCTTTTTTACTTTTTTATTCAAGCTCTTTACTTCTCCTTATTTTTTGAAATAACATTAATAAGTCTTTCCACTTCAAAAGTAAGAGAGGATATTGGAAGATTATAACAATTGGCTTTTACAAAATAGTTATTACTTGGATCATGTTCTCCTTTCTTCAAATACACAGATTCTTTAAAATACGCTTCTCTGTCTTTTAATCCAAGGAACCAACCTTTAGACTGATCATTTAAAACCCTTACAAATGCAAAATAATCACAGTTTTGTTTTCTTGTGACATCTGCTACACTACAATCATAATTTGGCTTGGGTGTAACAGATGTTCTCTTTGTTTTAACGTCTATTGTTTTATTGTCTATAATTAAATCATAATCATGTGTATTATTTTCTTCTCCTCCTAATATCTTTCTTACAATTTCTTCACCAAGAAAACCAAATACATTTCCTTGTCCACGAGTAATGCTATTACGTAATACCCCCATTTCCTTTGACTTTTTATGTGCAACTTTTCTCATTTTATCCGTAATTAAAACTTCTATCATTGCATAATTCCTTTTAATTATTAAAAGAAGGACTTATTTACTACTACCACCTAAATAAAGAAGTTCTAAAAGGGCTACTATACATAGAGGAAGTAACCCCAAGCTTTTTCAATTCATCTGCTAAATCAGAATCCGCTAATCTACGTGCTTCTATAGCTGAACGAACACCAGTCAATCGTTTTTCCTTCAACGTAGCCCTCGCCTCAAATAATTGTTTGGACATTTCACTAACAGTTTCTGTTAATTCTTCAATGGACATTTCATTAAATACTAAATTATTCTCTTGTTCTGTCATACTATTGCTCCTTTATCTATGTAATATACCATAGGTTTTTCTTTAGCCTTACTTACTTTAGACTCTTGTTCTGTTAAAGCATCTCCCCAACAGGCAAATCTAAAATCACAAAATTTACATTCAGTGCAAAGTATATACCTTCCACTTTCAACTTTTCTATATTTTTCTTTTACTGGTTCATAACAACGTGCAAATACATTTTCCTTTATTATATTTACTGTTTTCTCCAATGACTTCATAACTTTATTTAAATTGCTAGTATATTTTACATACTTAAATTCACCGGAAGAATGGTTGACAACCCACCATCCTCCCGGCTCAACTCCCTTACCTTTTGCATACACAGCAAGTTGTCCAATATAACCAAAGCTATCGCTTTTTTCTACTTCTTCACCTCCTATCCATTTGTTTCTGTAACTCCAAGGACTAGCAGATTTTATATCATCTACTTTACCATCTACAATAAGATCATACTCACCGTTAATAGTTTCTCCTGCTATTTCTACTTGTACTTTTTCCGGTTCACCGTAATTAACTCCTGCTTCAGTTAACACACCCTTAAACACAGCTTCAGTTATATCTCCTATTAACATACGCAATAGGAAGTTAGA